CTTTGTTTTTCGTTTTGGATTTTTTACTGGTGGTTTACATTGATATTTTGGTTTTACTTCAATAATAAACTTTTTTACACGACCACTATTTTGTTTGACTTTCATATAGAAGTCTGGGAAGTATCTTCTCCACTTTCGGAGGACTGGATCCTTATAGGGGATAATATATTCTTCTGAACTCCATTCAAGAATTGTGGGATTCTTATCACACCATTCCATGAACTTTCGTTCCCACAGAGACCTATAGATTACCTGAGTAGGGTCTCCCTTATATTTGCGGTAGTTTCTTACCTTATATTTCCCTTTGTATGAAGGCATAAATAAAGATGGTCACACCATAGGTAGTATTTATGACAGCTGCAGTAGGAGTTAATACCTTTGTAGAAAAGATTATAGGAAACCAGTATGGTATATCTGCTTCTAACCTATATTCCTTCAACATAGTCTCCGATCAAATTAAGACACATATTGGTGCAAATATGCAACAGTTTGGTGGTGATGCGAATGCTGCCATTGCAACGTTAGATCTATTGTGTAATGAGATTCAGATACCAGGAGTAACTTATTCTTCACATGAGCATAAGATGTCTCAGAAGGGTATGATTTGCAAGATGGCTTCTGCTAAAGTCTATAATGAATTAGATGTTAGTTTCTTCTGTGATGCTAGATCTCTACCATTAAAGTTTTTTAGAGCATGGCAAGATTATATTTCAGGACCAGTTCAAGGTACATCAGGTGCATATACTAAAACTGGAGTACCATCTCCTAAAGGTCAGGCTCCTGCAAATCCAGAGAATGTAGCATATGGTTATGGTAATGCAAAGGTTTTTGCTTCAAGGTATTATGATGATTATACATCTGATATTAGAATAAGGAAACTTGAAAAGCATGGTTTAGGTATGGTAAGTGGAAGTTCAGTTACTCTAGAACCTGACCTTAGAGAAGATTTTGAATTTGTGCTATATAAAGCGTATCCATATACAGTATCATCAATACCATACTCTGCTGGACCTTCACAACTGGTTAAGGTTACTGTTGGATTCTTCTACGAGTATAGTCATCTATATCAGTATAAGGAGCCATCACCTACAACTAATCCTCGTCCTGCAGCACAACCAAATTTAGGGTTGGGAGCAAATGACTTGACTGCAAACCGATCCTTCGCTTAAATTATTTTCGATAAATTATGCCTTTACCTGAAATCGTTACGCCGACGTACACGTTGGTGGTGCCATCTACAAAGAAAAAAATCAAATATCGCCCGTTCCTCGTTAAAGAACAAAAAGCCTTAATCATTGCATTAGAGACGAATGATCAGGAAATGATCTATGATGCAATTAAAGGAGTATTAGATAGCTGTATTAATACAAGGAATGTAAATGTTGATGAGTTAGCTCTATTTGATATAGAGTACATCTTCCTTCAAATTCGTGCTAGATCTATTAGTGAGCAACTTGAATTGAAAGTTACCTGTCCCGATGATAATGAGACTGAGGTTCTTGTTAAGATACTAGTAGATGATGTTGGTATAGACTATCCTAAAGGTCATAAGAATATTATTGATCTTGGTAGCGACATTACGTTAGAGATGAAATATCCAAACCTAAATTATTTTTCTGCAGTAACGTTTGCTAAAGAAGATGTAGATCCATATGATTTGGTTGCTCAATGTATTAAGAGAGTATATGTAGACAAAGAGGATTCTGGTGAGTTTACTTTCGATGAAGCTCGAGAGTGGGTTGAGAGTTTAACCAATGCTCAGTTTGGTAAGGTGCAGGAATTTTTCAACACCATGCCTTCACTTCGCCATACATTTTCGGTGAAGAATCCTAAAACTCAAGTCGAGAGTGAGTTCACTATTGAGGGTCTTGCTGATTTTTTCGGGTAGCCCTGTTTCACGAGGGGCTAATGACGTTCTATCAAACAAATTTCTCTCTTGTGCAACACCATAAATATAGCTTGACTGACATTGAAAATATGATCCCGTGGGAACGGGATGTCTATGTTAACTTACTCGCTGCTCATCTCCAAAAAGAAAGAGAGCGTATACATGACGAACAACGTAATCGCTAATGGCAGAAGAGATTAAAATTGACACCAGTAAGCTGGTAGCAGTGACCGAATCATTCGGGAGATCTTTTAATGCTTTTCAGGAAACAGAACTAGGTTATTTTCAATACCTTAGAAGTAAGTCAGAAGTAATAGAGAGTGTATCTACTGCAGCAGAATCATCAGGTTTAACACCAACAATTCTTCCAGATATTAGAGAGAGGTTCTTTGCTCCTTCTATAGAGGATAGGGCAACAGGACGGAACCCAGTAGACCAGTCAGAATTAGATAGAGCAGTTTCATTTGTTAAAGAAAATCCAAACTTTCCAGCGAAAGAACCAGAAGAGAAGTTATCTGCTGGTGCCTTAGTTTCTACACCAACTAAAGCACTCATTGGTGAGGCTGGTCCAGAGATTGTGATTCCAGTTGATGATTTGAATGTAGCAGTAGACCTTGTGTATAAGAAAGGTTCCTCTGCTATGTTAGGTGTCTCTGCTGGATTCTTATCTACAATGAAACCTTCAGGTGCTCAATCCAAAGTGATGAGTAGGTTGAATAATATTAAGACACGACTCGGTCTTGATAGTGTGATGAAGATCAGTTCTGGAGGTGGTTCCTTTGGTCTACCTAATCCAATTGAATGGTGGAATAGAGGTAGAAATGATAGAGTAAAGGATGAGAATAATGCTTCATGGGGTGAACTGTGGAAAGATGATAATGCCCAGAAGGGTATGAGTGATGAGGCTTTTGAAAAAGGCGAGAAAGCACCATTATTCGGTAGACCTGACCAAGCATTTAATCCATTTAGAAAGAAGGAGAAGGGTGGACCTGGATCTGGACCAACTCCAATGGTCAGACAAGTATTTGAAAGACCAGGTAGAGCACTTGGTGATGCAGTTGGTGGTGCTGCTAAGAATATGAGGAGATTTATCTCACCTAAAGGGTTAATGGGTGCTATTAGTAATGCTACAGAACCAGCTAGAAAGAGATTGAATAAATCTTCTGTACCTACAGGGCAAAAGTCTCAAGAACCTAAAGCAATTGCTATTCCACCTGCAAATGGTAGGGATATGCATGGCGCGAGGATTATATTGAATCCTGATGCATCAAGAGCATGGCGCAAAGCAATGATGGATGCAGCAGGTGAGGGTGTTGATTTAGCAGCATCAGTTACATCTTCCTTTAGAAGTATGGCTGAGCAGAAAGAATTAATTACTAGAGCAAGAAAGGGTGATCCTATGGTTTTATCACCTGCTGCTGTTGGTATGTCACCTCATCAACAGGGTTGGGCAGTTGATATTTCTCCAGCATCTGAAGCAAATGCATGGATGAGAGAGAATGGTAATAAGTATGGTTTTAGATGGCAAGGTAAGAAAGACCCAGTTCACTTTGATTTTTGGAATAACTCATCTAATACTAAATGGTTACAACCTGGTAAACAGAAGTGGGTACCTGATAGGCAGAAAGGTACATTTGGTATGGGTGGTGGATCAGGACAAGGAACTAAAACAAGTCTGATGGAGAAGGGAGCAGGTCTTGTTCAGAAGGCTGGTACTCTTGTGAGGAAAGCAAAGTCAGCAATGAGGTTTGCTAAGTTTGGTGCTCGATTTGGACCATGGGGTGCTGCTATTGGTGGTCTTGTTGGTGCTGTTGTAGGTGATCCACCTGATTTATCCTCACCAACTGATACTTCTACTGGTATTGGTCCCGATGCTAACCCACCCGATCCTTCTCCAATGAAAAATACTGTAAATACTGCTCCTATTAGACAAGAAAGTAAGGGTAGTCAAGTGGTTGAAATCCCTATACCTATACCTTTCCCACAAGGAGGACCGCCACCGATGCCATCTAATGCTCAAGAGCAGGTAGAGGATGTTACTAAGCATGTCATTGTGGATGTATTTGGTAAGGGTACTAAAGAAATATACGTGGAGGCATTAAGCGGTGGCTGATACAGTGAACGACGATAAGTATATCGGTATTGAGGTACTGGTTAGTGCTGTTAATAATTGGTCAAGGCTTTTTGATGAGCGTACCCAACTCTTCAAGAAGATGTGGGAGGATGATACCAAGGAAGAAAAACAAGCAGCGGTAAGTTCAGCAGATGCTGGTGGTATTTCTGGTTCTGATTCTAAGTCAGGTCTAGACCTATCTGCTATCGCTAAGAGTGTTCTCCCCATTTCTGACGTGTTTAGTGGAGGGACTCCAACTTCTAAGATGGCAGAAGGTGGTGTTGTTGGTACACAACCATTCTTCCAAGCACCATCCATTCCATCACCTATGGCAGCTGCACCCAAGTCACTGAAGTCGTCTGGGTTTGATGATGCTCTTTATAATAAGATTGATGCATCCATGGAGGAACCATCTGCATCAGAAAAGATTAAGAAAGCATTCCAAGATTCATTACAGATACCTGCACAGGCAGCAATGGCTGCATTGTTGGATGCTATGGCAAATGCTGGAACCTTTGCTGCACAGAAGGATGACAAAGGTCCAACTATGCTTAGGGAGGGGATGAAAAAGATTTCTTCAGCATTTAATATTCCTGCTACTGAACCTAAACAGGATACAAAATCTGAAGGTGAAGAAGGGGATAAGAAGGATTGGCTTGCTAATGCAATTCAAATTGCTTGGAATACTGGTAGTGGATTAGTTAAGGGTGCTGGTGGAGGAGAACGCAAAGATAGAGGAGACCAAGCTGAATTTGATAAAGCACAATCATTTGTTAAGGCAAACCCAACACACGGACAAGTGGGTGACCCACCATTATGGAGTGGTCGTCAGGACATGGGATACGGTGGATCTATGATGGGTGATGGTAGATCCAAGCAAAGTGTTAGAAGAAGAGGAGGTAGAGGTAGAGCTAAGACTAAGAAGAGTATTGCTCCAATGAATCTTGCTGGTGCTGCCCCAGGTGGTCCCCAGAATGTAGAAGGTAAGAAAGGTTTCATGGGGAACCTATTCAATGCAGGTAAGACAGCATTTTCCATGACACCTATGGGTATGATGGCTGGTGCTGGTATGAATCTCTTCAAGGGTGCCAAGAATATGGCAACCAATCTATTCCAGAGTAGTGAGCAGCAGACTAATCTAACTGAATTGACTGAAAATGTCATTAAAGAGAATGCTGCTAGCCGAGATAGGAAGAGTAAATTGTCTTTACAAACTCCTGACACTGGAATGGGTGCAGAAATGCCTATTCCAGAGACTGCTCCTGGTGGTAGTAAAGGATCAAAAATGGATCAAGGTAGTGCTGATGCTTTACCTAAGATTAAACACTCACCGTACTTCGCTGAGTACAATAAAACTGCTACGTTCTAATGTCTAAGACTAATAATTTTCAATTAATAGATTTCGTCATTGGTGTTGGCGGTGGTGAGGCTGAGGGTGGTAAAGACATCCGTATCAATCTCAATCAAATACTATATCTCAGGTATACAGAGGATATAAGACAGGCTAGTGTCAGGTGTGAAGTAATGATCACTGATTCTCAGTCAGGTGTCTGTTCATTGTTAGAAGGTATGGAACCTGTATTCATAGGTTTCCAAGATGAAAAAGAAGCATGGATTGCTCATCATTATGTAATATATGACATTCAGGATAGACAATCGAAGGATGGTAAGTCTAAGGCAACGTTAATGCTATGCACACCAGATTTTATTAATAATGCTGCCATGAAGGTCTCAAGGAGATTTGGTAGTGGAGAAGGTAAGAAGATCCATAAGATTATAGAAGATGATATTCTTGGACCAAAAGGTATATTAAAGTCAACTAATGATATATTTGTAGATGAGACAGAGAATGTATTCTCATTCATCTCTCCATATTGGTCTCCATATACTATAATCTCTTGGCTTTGTAGTAAATCTTTACCTGCTATTAAAGGTAGTGGTAGGAATGCCAGTGCTGGATATTGTTTCTTTGAGAATAAGGATGGGTATCATTTTAAATCATTTGATTCATTCCATACACAAGCAATAACAAGGAAACTTATAGTAGGACATGAACCTTCTACTGCTGAGGAAGACACTGAAGAAGAGAAGAATATCATACCTATTAGAGAAGCTAGGATTGTATCATCATCTGATGTATTAAAGGGTTTAAACATCGGTTCTTACTCTAGTAAGGTGATGACTTTGGACCTTCATAACATGAAATACCAAGAATTTCCTTTCAATATTAATAAATACTATGAAGATATACCTCTGTTAAACGAGAACCCACCCAAGCCTAGATACTATCAAAACTTTGAGGGTGATACCTCTGCCACACGCATCATGTCTAAAATAACAGACACAGCATTGTTTACATCAGGTACATATACTAAGGGATTCACAAGACAATTATCTCAAGCAGCACTTAGAGAGAAGTTATTCTATAATAAACAAGTTGAATGTGAGTTCATTGGATCCAATATATTAACCGTAGGTGACACAGTACACCTAACAACATATAAAGGTAAGGAAAAAGAGGAAGATAAATTTAATAGTGGGTACTATGTTGTAGGTAAGGTTGAAAAACAATACACGTCATCAAATGAAACTATGGTAACTAAACTACTTTTATACACTGACAGTCCAGGAACAGAATAATGTCACTTGAAGCAACTGCTAATTTTATAGGAAAAGAAGGTTTTAACTGGTGGGTTGGCCAGATAGAGAATGATGGTGGCGGTTTTTATAATTTCGTTAACGGTGGATTTGATTTTGAAGATTGGGATTGGACTAACAAGGTAAAGGTTAGAATTGTAGGATTCCATAATCCTAGTAGATCAGAATTACCAACTGAGGATTTACCATGGGCTACAGTATTGATGCCATGTACATCTGCACAAAGATCTGGTATTGGTACTCAGCACCAACTCCAAATTAACTCTTGGGTTGTTGGATTCTTTATGGATGGTACATCTTCACAGATACCTATTGTTATGGGTAGTATTGGAGATGAGAACCCTGCAGGTGGATATGGTACTGAGTTTGGTAAGCAAGAAGGATTTGCACAGTTAGGTGCAACAGATTGGAAAGAAAAAACTCATGGTGAATCTGGTACCATGCCAGCGGGTAGTGGACCTAATGTAGAGACAGATCCTAAGACAGGATTGGATGTAGCATCTACTAAGAAAGATGGTAAGCAACATAACTCTACTGAATCCAATAACCCTAGATCTGCTAGTAAACAAGACTCAAAGAGCCAAGAGACAGGTGACAAGGATCAAAAAGTAA